TACCCATCGTTCCTGATAATTGGGGATGGGCAATCGCATTTGTGGTTCTTCTTGCTTTTTGTTTTATGCCGACATTTTTTAATTTTCTTGGAAGCGCCCCACGCGTACATGTCGATTTCGCAAAAGAAATTGGGTTGAAACGATTCCTACGCCCAATTTTAACAACGGTTTATTTGGTTCCTTTACTTTTTGCGGTTGTGTTCCGCGCAGGTGTTTATGGTATTGCTTCTTTGACGGGACTCCAAGAATTTATTAATAAACGCAATGAGGCTCTTGATACATTAAAATTCTGGAATTGGGATGCTGAAAAGACCGACCTTCGCATGTTTCCGACGACGAAAGATGACAGACCAACACCGAAGAGTGTGACATCAGTGTTGGACGTGGCTGCTTCTGCTTCTGCGGCTCCTGCTGCTTCTGCGGCTCCTGCTGCTTCTGCGGCTCCTGCTGCTTCTGCTTCTGCTTCTGCGGGTCCGGCTACCAAATCCACCGAACCCACCGGCATCAACGAAACCAAAGTTGGCGCAATCGGTAAGCTCATCAAAGTGATTTTACTCACGATATCATTCGTGATTCTGATTCTCGCCGTGATTTACTACGTCTATAAGATCGACTCAGAATTCACAAATAAAAGTGGCGGCGCCGATGGAACTGCGTCGGGCGGTTTCGTGGCACAACTGAATTCACCTACCGCGCATACAATTTATGTGATTATGGCGATTGTCGCGGTAGCGGGTCTCGTCGCATATATTCGAGATAAATTCACGAAGACCAACGCAAAGACGCCGGAGAATTACTTGTTCGATGACATGAAAACGGAAGATGCCACGCAACCTCTTCGACAGCTCGCGTTTGGTGCTACGCATATTTTGTATGTGATATTGATGGTGATTGTTTGGATATATGATCGCGACAAGGACGACAAGGATCGTATGTCAGTGACCGGAATGACGATTCTCGGTCTTGCTATTTTATTCTTTCATTACGGGTTAGAGTTTATCGATACGATGACCCCCAAAAAGTCGGATGGTGAAGAAAAACCCTCTGTCGCTGACCTCTTCGCAAATATCCGCTTCATCATCAACACCGTATTCTTCATCATATTATGTGCGCTTGCGTATTATAAACAGCACGGCGTCATGGTTGTCCTGATTCTCGCCATGTTTATATTTCATCTCACAAAATCCGCAATCGGAATAAAGCTGCTTCATTTGCTCTGGTTGGGTATTATTTACATTCCGTGTCTCTTCCTTGATTTTCTTCAGTCGTCCCAGTCGGCAGCTGGTGATACTACCCGCCCGATCTGGATTATCGTCGCAATAGAGTTACTGCTTATTGCGATTTTATTCGGCGGCCCTTATCTCTTGAACTATATCGGCGCATCAGCTTCACAAATTGTCGCCGCTCCCGTTACTCTTAAGAATAAGTATGACACGAATTTGACTACACAAAGCCCGAAAATATTTATTTTCCACAATACAGGTATTGACCGCACGGATAACGATAAAGCAGCAAATTGTCCGGTGGAAGAAAAGAAGCGATACAACTACTCAATTTCCGGATGGTTCATTTTGAACAATAATGCGACTTCTACGAACAAAGATTTAGAGATATTTAATTTCGGTGACGTGCCAAAATTAACCTATAATCCATCTACGACGGAACTAAAACTGTTTTGTAATACAATTGATATATCAACTGGCCGACCCAAAGATACCCCCGAACCCATTTACAGTTCTAAGACCAACTATAACAATATCATTTCAGGAAGATCAAAAGAGAAACAACAGCGTATTAAGATGTTATTAGACAATGACGACGAACTCGACACGCCAATTCCTCTTCAAAGATGGAACTATTTCGTAGTGAATTATAACGGTAAAACGATGGACCTTTTCTTAAACACGAAACTGATTTCTCGTAGTGACTTCATCATGCCAGATATTCAAATGAAGCCGATTACTGTGGGTGACGGAACGGTCAATATTAAAACTCCTAGCAACACGTTTAAAGGGCTGAATGGTTCGATTTGTAATTTCGCATTTCATAATACACCATTGACGAAGGACCAAATGCGATGGACGTATAATATGCTGAAATCGCAGAATCCGCCGATGATTGGAATGAAAACCATCGAGGATGAAGTGAAGGCGGCTGGATCTACCACGGTGTATTCAAAATAATCGCATATTTTCAGAATAAATGGTAATATAATATCTATAATATTTATACGAAGATATGAATTCAAAATTAGTTCTAGCAGTTATTGTGATTCTTCTGCTGTTATATGTCATTTTTAAGGCATTAACGACGACATATTCCACTTTAGGAGCGATGCAGAAATGGGGAAATAAGACTATTTTACAGGGTTCAAATCTACCAAGTTCATTCAAAGCAAATAGTGCTATTTCAATCTGGTTCTACATCAAGAAGTGGGTGAATGGCACAAATGTCGTCCAGTTTTATTCCGACTTAGCAATGGGCGCATCCATCTTCCGCGTCTTATTCAAGAACGGCACGAATACAATCCAGATTTTTCCCAAGGGTGTAAATGATCCGGATATGAATTGCGAAATCGCGGAATTTCCTCTTCAAAAATGGGTCAATCTCATCATCAGTTTCAACGGTTCTGCGATGGACGTGTATGTCGATGGCAAACTGGTGAAATCATGTGTTGTAAGCACTGGTTCTGAACTTGCTAAAACCCAAACTATTGTTTTAGGAGATACCCCATCGCCGTCGAATCCAACCGAGGATGTCGGTTTCATTACGAATGTTAAACTGAAGGCCGCCCCTATCGCGCCTCAGGAAGCATGGGATATTTATTCGCAAGGTTTTGGCGGAAGCCCTTGGAGCGATCTTCTTAACAAGTACAAGGTGAAGTTGAGCTTCATCGTAGATAATCAGGAGCAATCTTCCGTCAGCACGTAAATATTATCAGATTTCGCGCAACTCCAATAAAAAACAATACACTCATGAATATATTGTTTTTTTTATTGATTTATATTAGTAACATTCTAATAATAATAATAAAATATGAGTGACAGCGGCGGCGATAATGGTGGTGGATTTTTGAAAGGAATCTCGTCTAGTTTTTCAAAGCCGAGTGACGCCGGTCTTTCTTCATCGAGCGGCGGTAGTTTTAGTGTGGGTGAATTTATGGAATCAAACAGTCTTGTCGCGAAATTCGCATTTATTTTGATGGTCTTCATCGTGTTTTCGGTATCGGTCAGATTGGCGATTATCGGATTATCCTATCTTATGCTTCCAAGCACGTCGCCGTTTGTTTTAGACGGAACCGCGAATACGGAAGATATGGCGATGAATATATCTCAAGATCCATCAAAACCAGATTCCGTATTTATCTCTCGGTCAACAAATGAAGACGGCGGTCTAGAATATACCTGGTCGGCGTGGTTTTTTATCAACCAAGTTCCGCTGAAAAAGGATCGGTATTCGAGAATCTTTAGCAAAGGAGGTGAAGGAACAAAGTCGGACGAAGACGGTATATATTATCCGAATAACGCACCCGGAATGTACATCCGTTTTACGGATTCAGTCACAGATACGAATCCTGACCGAACCGACAAAGGTGTTAATGTCTCTTTACTTGCGGTAGTGGATGTCACTGGTAAAAGTGATAATACGGCTGTACCACAGCGAAATTTACACGAACGTCTCATCGCGACGGATATTCCAATGAAGAACTGGGTGAATGCGGTGATTCGTGTGACGAATAACGTCATTGATATGTTTGTGAATGGTCGTCTGGTTCAGCGACGTAAAACAGCGGGTATTCCTCTTCAAAATTATGGAAAGGTGAATATTGGCGAAGATAAGGCGGTGAATCGTTTTAGCGGTTATATATCTACGATACAGTATTTCAATTACTCGATTGGTTCGAATAAAATCAAGAGCATCGTGGATGAAGGCCCCAACATGAAGATGGTTACATCTACCGGCGACGCATCCTCTACAAAGAACGCCGGCTCTTACCTTTCGAACAATTGGTACATGCGGTAATATTTTTTTACACGGACATATCAGCAATACTGGTGTAACAAAATATAATGGCTTCCGCGCCTACATGGACGCCATCATTACAACAAGACTCTCCAAATAGTGATGTTTATTTTAGTGGGGATGACAACTTTCGGTATAACATATACTCGTTAAGTTATAACACTACATTTACACTTTTACCAGGGACATTTACACTTCCAAGCACCGAGCCTGGCGCAGGTTATCGCGACACCGATGTTCCGAGAGAAATTGTTAGTCGTCGTTCTACTCTTATCGGGGTTATTCCGCTTATCAACTTAACTTCCGATAATATCAATACCCCGATTACATTTTCCTTCCCGACCAATAGTTACACGGTATCAGTTGTATCATTAGACCGAGACTATTATGTAATCCCACAGCCGTCGGGGAGTAATGGAAATGAAGCAAACCCCGATGGAATATATAAAAACCCGGGTGCGGCGGATATTCGTCTTCCGTATCGCAACGTCCTTGTCATCAATGGTATATATGATGTTAGTGGCGGGTTTCGTTATGATGTAACATCGACGATACTTCGAATGGAGATAAAACAGGCAGCGACAGCGGCGTATCTTGAGAAAAAGATATTTCTTCCAGTTACGATTACGAAAACCCGCACGGATATTAGTCACAATCCCTTTACAGGAATTGGAAGCATCAATCCTAGATCTACTAATCCAGAACCAGCCGCCTTGGCATTCCAAACGAATTCTATTCCGGACAGCAGCGGCAATATTGTTCGCGAATACCTAAACGGGTTTATCGATCTTAATTTCACCGACTTTGCGAATACCACGCGTAAAAATATACAGAATGGGGCTCCTGATTACTCTCAAATTGAATATTATTTGTCAGTGGCTCTTCCGCGCGAATTCACGAAGAGCAATGATTACATTCAAATAACTGGTAATCGAATCACGTTCAAAAAAACCACGATTTTATCAACTGGACTTCACTACGATCTACCCATCAAATTTCTCCAAGAAGAGACACCTATGTATCAGCGGTCGGCACAGCGTGTTGGTGATATGGCGGGTTATACTACAACGATTCGTCTTATTATAGAGAAATCAACACCAACATTCGGCGATCAAATACCAGAAAAAAATACAGGAAATTTAAATACGATTTATAAGCTACCCGACATGAATAAGATGACATCCCAAGGGTCGTTTATTCTCACACCGCCAACTTCGACGAATACAGACATAGACGCGAGTTTTTCATTTAGTTCATCCAATGAAAATTTATTGTTAATCCGGGTGTCTGGCATCGGTGCGGCGACAGTTTATACCGCATATATGTACGGCTCTGGAACCGCAACTATAACTGTTACTCAATCTGCGACCACGAACTTCAATCAAAAAGTCGCAACATTCGACGTGAATATATTCGAAATCACACCCGCCGTCATCAATTGTAATACCAATCTATTTTATACAAATCCATATAATCGCCAATTTTGGACGCGTTTCAAACCAGAATGTCGTTCATCCGATTTATTCGATGTTGTTAGTGGGGCGAAATTAAGCGTGTCACAAGTGGATGAGGTTTATGATATGCGGCGCAAGGCCGAGATTCTAAAGTATAATAACAATGTCGGCGGTTTAACGAAAAAACAGAAATATGCGAAAGCGACTCGAGGCGAATTAATGCGAAATATCGGTAATTCGACAAAATATGTAACAGATACGACTAGTCCATTCGCGTTGATTTGTCCGCCGACGGCCACGAATAGCCGGATTTTATGCGGTCTTACATCTGCGTGCGGTGTGCCTGGAAAAGAGCGGTTATTATGTTATGACCCTTCTGTGAATTTGTATAATTACAAACGCACCTATACATACGAAGCCGGTCTTCAACTCACGTCCAATATACCTACAACCGTATTGACTGAACCTACAAATTTGAAAATCGGTGATTATGACAATATAAATAAACGAGTTACACTAATTTGGGATGCCCCCGATTCAAATGGCGGTTTTCCAATAACGGGCTACGTCATCACGTATTCGGTTGATAATAAAACATGGGCGCCGTATGAAAGCGTTTTTCCGTATAAACCTGCGGCGGGGTCTATCGCATCCTATAATCCGATTTCTGGCGAAATCAACGGGAATTCTGTCGTGTTTCAGAGAAAACCAGGTTCGATAGAAATTCGCGATAATACGGTTTATTATTTATCGGTGTTTTCGGGGAATGTTCGCGGACTATCAAGCGTTCCCGCAACAATCACCCTCAAAACATCATCCGTTCCGTCGATTATTAAAGATTTCGGATTCACAAACGCTCCAGATGAACGTGAGAACTTGATGGTGGATTTAAAATGGACCGACCCTGTAAATACAGGAGGAAGCAGCGGTAGCGGTTCGTCGTATAATGGACCCGCAATTACAATGTATAACTTGTATTATCGAAAGGTGCCGGATACAACATGGACAAAATTATCGATCGGTGTTGCGAATATTATCGTCATGGAAGGCCAAATCCGCCGTTATGTATTACGTAACTTAGATAACCAAAATAAATATGAAATTAAAATAGAACCCATCAATAGTGTGGGTGTAGGTCCAGAATCGACGATTATAACTGCCAGAACTCTGATGAGACCTGGTATTCCGACAGATGTAGTGATGACATCGAAATTTGGAATACTTCCGCCGTTGATTCAGGATTCAAGTCGCAACTATATTAATATCACGTGGAAACGACCCGATTCTGGTGGTAGCGCTATTAAATACTATAACATTACGATTACACCCCCGACATCGATGGGTTCGGTGATTACATACCCATTCGATTTATCATCAAACGACATGAGTACATCATACAGTGCGAATGTTGCGAATATTAATAATCTTCCATTATTAGATGGTTCATACTCGGTTGTTATCGAAGCTTACAGCGGATTTCTGAATAGTATTGAAAGTGCTCGCGCGTTTGTTACAGTGAATCCGAGTTCCGCAAAAGCAATTATATTTGCCATAGATGGTTATTATACTTCAGCTGGATTAGAATATGCTGAAATGACATTTACAATCAATACTGCTTACGCTAGTTCCAACGAGATTTCATATATTCGCGTAAATGGGTTTAATTCAACGTATGAACCGAGACCGAGTCTTAATATTGATAGACAACCAATATCAGGAACAGGCCAACACAAAATACGAATACCGTCGGTTTCGTCTGGAAGGGAAATTATTATTGTTGGAACAGAATATTTTATTACGATAACACTTGTATTTGCGAACGGAGAACAACAAACTAGTGAATTGTTTTCTTATACTCCCGAAATCAAATTTCTATCGTTCTAATGATTATTCTCTCAGCGTAGGATTCACGCAGATATCATGGCGTGAAAATACTTCACCAGACATACATTTATCAGTGGGTTCAACCTTTACGCAACTTCGGAACCCGCGGTCTTCGCCGATGTAGCAATATCCGCCTTTACCAGTTTGGTGCTTTTGGGTCACGCTCGTGCTATCATCGGCCCGTGGTGCTGTGCCGGTATAGCTTCGGTCGGCTTTATCCAAGAATGTATATTTATTGTCATCGCCAACAAACCCGGGCTTTTTATCGCTGCTGTTGGTCATCGCTGGTGGGACCGGCGCACGATGTGGCACAATGGGATGACGACCGGTATTGCTGTTGGCGTTGGCGTCAGCATTGGCGTCATTGGCGTCATTGGCATTGGCGTCATTGGCGTTGGCGTCATTGGCGTTGGCGTCATTGGCGTTGTCGTCGTCGCTGTCGTCGTCGCTGTCGCTATCGCTGTCGCTGTCGCTGTCGCTATCGGGGCGTTGGCCGGCAGTGATGGGGGTATTCGTCATACGCCCAACAAGCCAGCGACCCTTATCCTCCATCGATTTGAAAAACGATGTTACTTTATCACCGAATTCCCCCATTCCTAAATGAAAATCACTATTCGTTGATAAACTACTCCACATAAACCATACAATTATACCGATGAGAATCAACTTGATTAAGGTTCCGATAGAGAAAAAACTGCCGCCATCACTGTCGTCGGCATCGCCGCTGCTATCGGATATGTCGAGAGACGGAATTTCTACGTCCTTAAACGTGTCTTGCGCCTTTTCCTTTATACTTGACAATATATTCGATTTCTTATCGAACATTATATTCGATTTCTTATCGAACATTATACCCGACTTCGTCATCTTGGCGAATGAGGATAACCCGCTATTCGCACTTTCATTATTTGTTGGTGCGCCAAGATTCGTGAATTTAAAAGAAGGAAGTGACATCTGTCTATATACAGTAGAGATAGAGATTATTCGTATGGACTATACTTCTTGGGCGCTATCGCCGGCGCTTGTGTGGTTGTCGCCCCCGCTGGTTCGTCTTCTTTTTTCCGGACAACCGTATTCATGGAGTTAAGTGCTTCCAGTCGTTTAATCGTGCGTTCTAAATCGCCATTCTTGTCGGCTGCGTATCCTGCGGACGAAAACAGATAATCCGTATCAGGACTAATCTCATGCTGTTTGATTTGCTTGTAAATCGCATTAATATTTCCCACCGCTGTTTCAATAATAAGCCGGTCATTGATCATTTCGATTTTACTATCGTATTCGGATGTAAGGAGTGAAATCGCAAAATAGACGAGATAACGCCGCTTCTTACGCACACCTGGTGTGAAACGAATACAATATAAGCGTAGAAGACTATTCACGATTTTTTGAGTCAAAGGCGAATGCTCTTCCGCGTCATTACTTCGCGCAATAATCATATCCCATATCATCCATATGGGGTCAAATTGTAGTTTATCATCGACTGGAATGTGTGACCTACGTTCGCATCGACACGTCTCCTTCTTCGCCTTACAAATCGTCTCGAACTCGACAATCCACTCGACCCAATAACACGCGAGGAGTGTATTTTTGGAGTCGCGAGAGATATGATACGCAAATTCGTTCATCGCGATGAAAATCTCTTTTGGGTCTCTTTCTCTAAAAAACTCCTGTGCGTAATCCACCCGCGGGGCTTTCAGGCGCTGTGACATCGTGGCGATATCGTATTCCTCCTTTTTCTTTATTTTCACACTCTCGTATTTGTGCTGGCGCTTCGAGTTGGCAAGAACACAAACGATTTCCGCGAATAATGACCGCATCTTTGTATGATTTCGTAATCGGAGTTCATTTCCAGTATAGCCATTCGAAATAATCGACTTGAAGCTCTCATAACGCATCTCGATATAAAGTGGTAGTTTAGGATTGGCTAAATGAATATACTTGCTCGCAAATGTGATAATTATATCCCAGAGTTCAAGATAATGTCCGGAGCATACGAGTTCCGCGCTCCAATAACACGCTGGTTCGATTTTAGAGCTGGACAAACTGTTCATTAATTCCTTTCGCACATCCGTTTTTTTGTATGCGGAAAAGGTTATACCGCGGAAATCGCTTTCGCCGCGAATATCATTTATCTCATTCGGGTCCGTCATTCGATACTAATTCATCCGGTTTTTTTCGCGCGAGAATAACGATAATAATTTTTTATAACGAAATACTAGTAAATGGCGGCATTATATAAATCGTTTTCTCAATATATTCAATCTATAACGCGATGGGAACTTCTTACATTCTTGTTCATATTATTGATGATCGTCTGTTTTATTAAGCGTGACTTGTCGTTACATGTGGAGGGTTTCGAACAACGCGATAAATACAAAGTATATGAAAATGACGCGATATACGACAGTTTTTATGCGGATATTTACGACGAGCTCTTCATCCAGCCGAATAAAATAGAGGCCGAGGCGGATGAAGTTATTCAGATTACCGGCGCTTTGACTGGCTCAGAAAGCGACAAGAAGAATTTCAAGGTCGGCGATTTGGGGTGTGGTCGCGGGCATCATGTTCATGAACTTGTCAAGAAGGGCGTGCTAAATGTGGTCGGTTGCGATAAATCGGAAGCCATGCTTCAAAATGCGAGAGATTTATACCCAAAGAGTAAGTTTATCAAGGGCGACTTTATGAAACCGATGCTATTTAGTGAAGAAGAGTTCAATGTATTGACATGCTTTTACTTTACGGTGTATTATGTCAAAGATAAACGCTTGTTTCTCCAGAATTGCTATCAATGGCTGAAGCCGGAAGGCTATCTCATTCTTCATCTGGTCGATAGAAATCATTTTGACCCGATTGTTCCGGGCGGTAAGCCGCTATTCGTCGTTACACCTCAAAAATACGCGAAAGAACGCATCACCAATTCTCTCGTCAAGTTTCGCAGTTTTCAATATAAGTCGGACTTTACCGCGCCGCCGCCGACGTCGTCGTCGAAGAAGACGGGCGATAAGAATGTCGGAAAATTCGTCGAGAAGTTGATCGACGATAAAACCGGTAAAGTTCGAGAGAATATTCACACGTATTACATGCCGACGAACCGAGAAATGCTGGACATCGCAAAAGAGGTCGGTTTCACCGTAACGGGTCAGGTTGATTTGGTTCATGTATTGAACGAATATCAGTATTTGTTTATACTGAAAAAGGTTGCGTAGGCAATGTAGGCATATTTTACAATTGTAATATAATGAATGACATTATAGCAGCGGTGGAAGCACGGATCCCACCCTTCTTTTTTCATTATATTATCGTCGTCGTATGTGTGATATTTATCACGTGTGTCGCTGTGTTGAAATTCAAATACTTATATTGGTATAACCAACCATTGACATTTCGATTTACATTGGGGCGGTTCTGGTGCGGTGATCGCGGGGGAGGGCGGCGGCAAGCGTCGAGTATAATGAATCCGCTGTCTCTCAGCAACCGATGTTATACTGCGGTCGTCTATCCTTTCTTGAATCATGTAAATCATGTGAATGTAAAGGTCGTAGATGCTTCCGACGACACAGAATCCGCCGCCGCCGCCGCCGCCGCCGCTGCGATTCATGATTTCGAGAGAATCGCCGCATTATTATCTCGTCCTGAAACGGAAATTATGGCTCCTGGTAGAATACGAGAGAATGTGTATATGGAGTGGGGATGTATATCTTCAGATACTCTTCGTATTATTCTCTCGCAACCTACGTTTGGTCTCTCGCCATTCATCGGATTACTTCACCGAAAACACGCCGATGCCGCCGATGCCGCCGCCGCCATTAAGGGTGTTGCTGTTGTAACACCGCGCATTATGATGTCGTTTGATGGCGGTAGCCAGACATCGCCGGTTCATTCTGTCAGTATTTACATGTGCGAATATCTGGCGTGGGAAAGATACACGACGAGTGAGCTCCAATCTCTCGAACTTATTGAAACAACAGAATATATCCAGAAGTCACGAGAGATTGCGGGCGAACAAACATTATATCGGTATTGCGAAATCCCGTGGTTCGTTATTCCCTTTACGACAGTTTATACATATACATTTCGTATGCCGCTGAATGCCGCGGCGATGCCGCATCTCGGAAATGGAATGTCGGTCGTCCGCGTTTCATCGGCGAATATGGCGCTATTTTATTCTTTTGTAAATGAATGTTCGAGAGATTTCCGTTGTTGTATATTTAATGAATTCACACAACTCCAATCTCTCGTAACACATGGAATATACCGTATTTATTTATTGTTATTCAACCAAGTGCGTGTCGTGGCGGCTTATATATTTGCGCCTTCGTGGATGACGGCGGCCAAGCACTCGTCGTCGTCGTCGTCGTCGTCGATGAGACGAAAAACGGGAAAGAATTCGACGAAGGCCAACCGTATATCGGACCTTCACGAGCATATTTCGAAGACATCTACCGCTCTCGTAAAATATATACCTCCGGTGCGCGCACCACAATATGACGCTTTTGGAAAAAGGGTTTCGAGAGAAACGGCGGCTGCGGCGGCTGCGGCGGCTGGGGGGAGTGCGCCCGGACAACAAAATAGCGATGATTCTATTTTATTATTGATATCATCTATTCAACACAGGTCATTATGTGACAAAAGCGATTTCGTGAATGGATTTTATTCTGCGGCCACCACCGCTTCGATGGGCGCATCAACACACTATGCGAAGACAAACCCGTGCTTGGTCATGATAGATACAATGGCGCATAATTATCGATTGATTGACGATATCACGAAGTCGGCATCTACTGCGACCACGACGACGACAACAAGCGCATACCAACTGTTGGCACAGGATAAATGGTATTACATTCTATATAATGCCATTATACATGAAGAGACGGTGTGTAAGGATATTTTGATGATATAGCGAGCGTAGCGAGCCGGTGGTGGCGAGCCGGTTCGGTGTGCGTTATCTTCGATAATAGAGGGTTTGCGAACGTCTGTTCATACCACCACCAAACATACCACCACCAACCCTACTCCCTCCTGCGGCCGCATGTGTAAAAGTATCAACGACAAAGATGATAAATATTCCTAAAAAGCAGTATAATACAAGTTCTTCGATGACGTGACCCGTTTTCTCGTCCTTCTTTTCCTCAAGCATGTGAATAATATAATTCAACTTTTCGATCAATGCGGCGTTCGTTCCAGACATACCGCCGCTGCCCCCGCCACCACCGCTGCCACCGCTCGCCAACTGATTCGCAAGTGTTTCAGCATAAGGCACAAACTGTTCGTAGTATCGTGATGCGTATGCGTTTGTGCTAAATGGAGCCGTCTTATCTGCTACAACATCCTTCTTCGGCGCACCGGAAATTCCTGTTAATTTCTCAAAATAAGGACTCACATTATCGGCAGTTGGTGCCGCAGAGTCCATTCCTTCCAATAATGTGGATGAATAGGATGAACCGGGGTTTAGGGAATTCATTTGAGTTGTTTTTCGCACAACTTGCGGTGTTTTGCTAGATACTGTTTCGGCACCACGAATAATCCCAGAATGAGATACGTTTGTCGCATAAACACCCATTCCTTGCGCAGGATACGACGGAAGAAGAGACGATGACGAATCCTCGGGGTCTTCTTCACTATCTTCCCCCCCTTTACGATGAATATTCTCGATATAATCCTTGATTTGCTTTATTTTCTTTCCGGCCGTTGTAGTCGGCGTCGTAGTCGTCGGCGCGATTTCTTGATTTCTTGGAATCTTTAGGGTTCGATTCTTAAGGCCGCCGCCGCCGACGCCATTTCGGCGAATATTGTTTTTGGGTTCATTATTATTACTACTTTCGGCATATTCCGAAAAACCTAAAGATGTCATGTTCTCCTATAAAAAAATGAGATATTAATTCAGCGAAAGATTGCTTCAGTTATATACGAAAAATATATTTGTTATGTATATAAGACGAAAATGGTGAAATTGAGCAAGGAACTCACTTTAGGTGTTTTGTTGGTGGTGATCGTTATCATGGTTCTTAAACCCAACCTTCTCGGGTTTTTGTACAATAACGTCCTGGGCAAACTTATCTTTGTTGCGGCGGTCGTGTTTCTTTCCTTGAAACATACTGCTGCTGGATTGTTGGCCGTCGTGTTTGTCGCGATGGTTGCTTCGATGAGCGGCTACCATGGTTTCGAAGGTATGGCTGTTCCTGACGATGAAGATGACGTCACCGAAGGTGCTGAAGGGCAAGATACTGCGACTGATAAGAAGAAGTGCGAAGGTGAAAACTGTGACTCTGGCGACACTACGGAAGGCGCTGAACCCCAAAAGGACTTAGTTGGCGACATCAATAAGATGCTTAAGACGAAGTAAATATGTAATTTATATCCTACGAATAATACATAATACATATACAATACGAATGTCGTGTATATGTGTAACGAATTATATCTAGTCTAATAATAGTAGTCGTATTCGATGGAACTTCAATATTATTTTCAATATATTTTATCGTGGATTTATCACAACGTTCTTTATACAGATGCTTCATTCGCAATTCTTCGGATAATACTGTTCATCGGGTTACTCAGTTTATTGGTATATCGGGAATATGTATTATTTACCTTATTGTGTATTGTGATAATCGCCGCGGAGGGGTTTCGCATGATACAGCAGCAGGACGGTTTAATTGAATTACAGAATAACCACTTATGGTCGTGGGCTCAAGGTGCGATACCGCGCGCGGCAAGTCTTGATATTACATCCGGCGTTCCTATCAAGGAGGGGTTTTCACTCGGATGGCTTCCGAAAATCGTGAAAGGCGATGACTCGGGCAAAGACCACCGACGATCCAATAAATTTATAGAGGAAGACAGCAATGATTTTACAGAAAAGTATTTCAAAAGCAAGCAGTGCTCGATTGGAAGCGGGGCTGGTAGTATAAGTATGTTTGGCAGTAATGAAATTATAGGCGATTCGCGAACTGTCAAATTAAACGGAATATATGATTTTGCCGGTAATGTTACGGATAATAGAACAGATGACCCCGCTACCAATCAAAACCGATTGAAATATTTCATGGATTGCGTATATGACCCGGTATATCGAAGCCAGCAGGGGATGGAAGATTTTCGAGAAACAAAGAAAAAGATGTATTCTGACATCAATAATCATATCATCCATATAACCCAATGCCTACAACGGTTCGATACTGGCGTGTTATTCAATACAATGTCGGATATTACCGCTGATAAAAGTAATCGAATATCGTTATCGAACCTTGATGCCGAAAATGCTAGTTACAACATAAACGACGCGAGTCTGAACGTTAGCGTGACATATGTTTCACTCATCAAAGGAAAGGATAACGCCGAAAAAATGAGAAACATTCAACCTTTGAATAAGGGTCAAAATGGTGATAATTCCAGTGACCAAACATACCGTAATTTAATTTCTAGAATGAATACGGATGAACGGTATAAAAATAAAGATTCCCTGAAACAGAAGTATTTAAACATATATAGTAAAGTGTATGGGTATCGCAAACGAATCGATGAAATTCTCTCGATAATGCGAAAACAAACAAAGAATGACTCGTCGTTATTATATACTATCCGCGTAGATGAGGCCATCATCAAAGAATTGCGGATGATATTGGCGTATCTGGCGACCATTCAACGAACGAAAGATATTATCGTGTTTGAATTGCGCGATGATACTGGTAATCCCACCGCAATAAATATTTATGGAAAGTTGGGACCAGTTGTAGCGAATCTACCGCCAATACCAGTCGATGACGAGCAAAAAACACTTAGCGGTTCCATTATCGGCACTAACAGTATTTTCAAGATACCGATGGATGATGATACATATAATACAAATGACGAAAAGAGGTATTTATATGGTATTACATACTATTTCGATGAGAAAAATAGGTAGCCGTAAATATTATATAGGAATAATATAGGAAACAGTATTACTACTTAAAAGTATTCAAAGATATGGAACTGCGAACAATCGCAATTTTGTTACTGATGGCGTCTATTGTTCTCATTACATCCGCATTTGGAACGTATCAGGACGGTATTGAAAAAGAGAAAGAAAGGAGCGGCAGTGGTCATGCGAGTAAGAAATCGGCCGTTGTCGCCGACAAAGCCCAGCAACGGAAAGAACTGGTTGGTGCTGCTGGTGCTGGAACGTCGTATAAGCAAAGCAGCGCGCATCTAGACGTCTCTGAGAAAGTGGATGGCCCTTATGTAAAGGAAGGACCGAACACCTATCGCGGAAAAGCCGGTGGTTACGACTTGCGCGACACGTATAATAGCGACGACGAACGCGACGACGGCGACAGTGACAGTGACAGTGACAGTGACAGCGACGAAAACAAAGGCAAGCCGCCGACCGAGTTTCAACGAAAAATCAAGTATATCAAAACGATATTTAAAGAGATATTTAGTAAGTGGAAATCCCAAGAACCGATTATGGCGCCGACCAGTATTGAAGAAGACCTTTCGGCGATAGATCTGGAAGGGTTTAAAATCCGCGAGAAATTTAAGAGGGGTGCGCGTCAAGGTATGCGAAAACTGAGAAACGCGTTTCGCGGACGACGCAACTCGTAAGAAATAATCTATTGTAATAGTAACCATAATGTCAAAAAATAAACGTAGTAGTCGCAACAGCACTTCACGGAGAAAAGAACCGATGGCGAGTCAGGTCGCGGGCGCAGGGGCGGCGGGCGCAGGCGCAGGCGCAGCAGCAGGCACACCCAACCCACAATCCGGTGGTGCTCCCGGATCCATCGCGTCATCCCCGCTCATTCCACACATCACCTTGAAATCATTTACGGACCTTTTTTCTGGAAAAACAAACTTCTTCACACTACAATCGCCGGCCAACAATATCATGAACTCGAAGGTCTTGACCGCGATGCACAACTTCTTCCACAACCTGAATACGAGCACATTTTTCGCCGGTTTTGTCATGATTATCCTGAATATCGGGTCGCGATATATCAACCTGGACTTGAACTCATCGACGGAGTCATGGATTAAATACCTGATGAGTAAAGAGGTGCTTGTGTTTGCGGTGAGCTGGATGGGCACGCGCAGTATATATTACGCTCTTGTAATCACTGCTTGCTTTACGATCGTAGCGGACCACCTCATGAATGTAGATAGCAAGTATTGCGTCATTCCGCCCAAATTTAGGGATTTACATACGATGACGGAAGAGAAACATGGGCCGCAGAAAAATGTGAGCGATTTAGAAATCAGTAATGCTTTACACACACTCGAGAAGGCGAAGAAGGAGAAGGAGGAAACCGATCATTTAGAATTGGTGAAGTATCACCGGATGTTCAAGGATGATTCATTTGAGTCGTCACAGCCGGCGAAGGTGGGTGGCGGGGGCGGCGGCGGGGCGAAATAGAAGTGGTCGCAGCCGTAGCCGTAGCAAAGCTTAGCGTAAGTTTGACGTGAAGAAAAATAGAATGAGTATATAGTTAGTATAGTCATTCTATAGTAGGGAAAGAGTGTTAAAATATGCCAGTAAATCCGCCTGACAGAACATACAAATTTGATTCACTATCACGTGTTACTCCGTTTCATGAAGTAAAAACATATATTGACAGATTACCACAAAACCCAAAAGAATTTGATGACATACCTATTGTTATATCTGATGGTTCAATGAAAACTATCAAAGAGATATATGACGAGTTTATTAAAACAGTTCAGAGCGCAATATCTACCAATAAAAATAAGATTGATGAGGGGAAACTTAAGTTTCTGGATTCATGGCTACCAATATTATATGCTTATTTGATTTATATCATTGATACACAATTAAAAAATAATCCAAGGTTATTCGCATTATATAATAGTAGAACCAACACCAATCCTCCTCCTCCTCTTGATGATAATCTCCGTCATTATTACGCTACTGCGAAAACACTATTTAAGGGATTGAAAAACGCCAATGATGAGCAAGAACTGATTAGATATGTTACTGGCAAATTGATAGACGATATGGGTAAATCCGATGAAAATGAAGAAACTAAGATAATACGAGAACAAGCATACTCAAAACGTATTCATGACCCACAATATATTACTGATTTACTAACGACTATAGAAATAAGCAACCATAAATATACTCTGGATTTTGATGTTCAGGATTTTGGTGGCCATGGCGACTGTCTTTTTCGAACTTTACTTGCTTATCTCAAAGTATATCATTTTCTAGAACTTCAACGCATATGTAATGATATAGGCAAAAGATACTATCAATCTAAACTACTATTTAGTGGAGATTACAAAAATATGATAAATGATGCGCGTTTATTAAGAGTAGCGATAGCTGATTATGTATTGAACAACCCCAATAATAATGTTTACCCAACAAGATCAAATCTTAGAGATTCTGAAAACAGAGGCACATTTATGGATTACCTGAAACACCAATATTCAAGTGGTAATAGTAATAATGACCCATCAACGAATTATTGGCATAGAATGAGTAATAACGAATGGGGAACAGACCTAGAAATTTCAGCAGCATCGCAATTATTTAAAATAAACATATACGTTGTGAATTCAAAAGGATTGGGGCTTGACCAACCATTTAATATTGACCAAGAATCCAACAATTTTTGTTTTATTCTTAATTCTAATATTTCTCATTATATTAATTTATGGCATGTTTCTCCAATTCGAGAAGGACAACGGCCACTGCGACCCAGGCCCGCGAGTGAGTCGGCTGAAGCATCGACCGCAATAAATTCACCATCACCACCATCACCACCACCACCATCATTCACAGCAGCAGCAGCAGCAGCAGCAGCAGCAGCAGCAGGTATAGCAGCATCACATCCACACCCACCCCCACCCCCACCATTAAATACAACAGATGGCGCCATCGATCAAATTAGAAAGCGAATCGGTGAAATAAGCACGGCGGGGATGGCGGCGGGTGTGGGGAGTCAGCGTACCTCAGCACGTAATATCGCAATCCTTGTAAATGGCGGTTCATTCAACCCAATCCATAATGGTCATTTGGAAATGTATACGCTTGCGAGAAATGAATTAATGAAGACGCACGGTTTTCACGACGTGCTTGTAATATATGTAGTTTCACCATATGCGGATTTACAAGATAAAATTAAAAAACAACTCCCCGCCGCAACCTCAGATGAATCAATAGCGCAAAATATATTTGACGCTCCTGATAAGTTAGACCGAATTAATATATGTCGTGAAGCGTTAGCGAGTATCGATAATATTTCAAATGGCAACAAGATGACAGTCGATGGCCAACATCTTTCTCAAAATATGTTTGTATGGCCCAATGAGGATCGTAATGCGTTTTCGATTCATAAACAAATCACCGGTCCAACGAATGTTAGATTTTATGGATTATCTGGATCGGATTATTCAAAACAAGGGTATTTTTTATATGGTATAGACGGCTATTCTATTATTGTTGGCAGAAGCAACATGGCGACCCCTGATTTTACAAACTATTTGTATAACGGTGTTGTGACTAATACTAGTAATAAAGGAATATATATTAAAACCGCTTCAGAAATCGCATCGAGCGCTATACGACCTGCCATATTTGAGTTGCGTGATTTTTTAAAAGGTATAGATGCCAAGACAGACAATCAAACAATTATCCAGATGGTTACAAATTTGACTAATCCTTATATTACAGGTGTGAGAGGAGGACAAACTGGAGTTAATCTATTACGAGATGTTCCAAACAGTATTTTATTTAGATTATTGACATACGGCGAAGACCCGTCAGTTCAAATGAGACGTGGTGAATATGGAACAGCCAAGGAGGGTTACAGGAGATTTCGTGCGTGGTTATTCCAGCAAAAATTAAGTAAATTCGGTAGTACGACTTCTACCATACAACAAACTCTTCATGATGTTACTGATATGCGCGCGTCGTATGACCAGAAGCAAATTGACGAGATTATAGCCAAAAATACACCAATAGATGAACATAATATTCATTTTCTCCAAATGACATCAGCGCACGCATTATATACGCAAGGTAAAGGACATAATACAAGTCTCTTGAATTTTGCGAATGCGGATAAAGTTGGCGGAGGAGTTCTCAACGGATCAACCGTTCAAGAAGAAACTCTTTGTATGATGGCTCCAGAATTATATAGGTCTCTTGATGTGGCTGCTATTCCGAATGGTAGTCATCAATATAATAATTGGGGGCATGATAACTGGAATAGTAAATTTTATTATTCTTCGGGACATTTGATCCCATTTACAACTACTGATGAATTCACATTTGATACTAATCAACCACCATTTAACATACAAACACCCTATATGGGACATGTCATATCAGCCGCAGCTTTTGAATGGGGCAAATTCAAAAAATATACGAACAATTTTGGCCCAACTTTTGATCCAGCCACAATAATCAGAACTGACTTTAATAAAAAAATGATTGATATTATTAAAAATATTATAGCAGTAGCTGCCTTTATACAAAAATGTGATGTGTTAATATTGTGTGCTTGGGGGTGTGGTGCTTTTGCTCCAAAAGATAATAGAAATAAATATATTAAACATGTCGCAAAATTATTTTGTCAGGCACTTTATTCGACGGTGGATGGTGATATAAAACTCAAAGATTTATTTAAAAAAGTGATTTTTCCTATTCCAGATTGTAATACATATGATCTTTTTAAGCAAGGATTTGACGAAGAAGAAGCAAGAATACTACATCCACCACCGGCACCCGCACACACACCATCATTACCACCCGCAGCCGCACCACCATCACTATCACCCGCACCCGCACCACCACTACCATCATTACCACCCGCAGCCGCATCATCCCCCGCAGCATCCGAACCCACACCCCCGTATGTAACACTCACGAATATTATAGCCGGTATCGATACAAGTATAGACAATTTCGTCGAACAACTTTCGCAACGCAATCCGTTAAAAGAAATATCAGTGAATGAGACTGAAGGAAAGTCATCGGCATCGGCCGCATCGGCGGCCTCAAAATTCACACGTGTTGATGGCAATTTTCCAAAATTAACTGTTCCATTATACGAACAAATGGTGTATCATCGCGCAGGATCCATGAATTTGAATCCTCTCGCGATGTTCATCCCCACCGGCTATAAAATCAATTTTCAAGAAATCAACGAATATTTCAAAGAGATGGCACGACGCAATGACCCCGAAACACAAGAACTCATGAATATGGTAATTGCCGCATATGGAAATAACAACAACAGTCTGTTTTATCGGCATACGCTTCCGGGGAAAGTAACAGCGCTCGGCGGGCCAAGACCGGTAATGGTTGGTGGAGCATTATCATTCCCTACGACGATGACGACCACGACGGCGAAGGGCGTATTTGATTTAGATGAAAAGACCGCAAAGTTTATCCAGTTTAAAATCGATAAGTGGCACCGGAGTTATATTGATTGGTGCTTTTACCGAAATGCGACCCGATTTTTCGTCGAAAACCAACAATTGCCAAAGGATGAACTGGTGACGTTGAAGATGGAGTTCGATGAAGTATTTGACGCGAAGTCTGGTGGCAAAGGATTGATGAGTATGGT